GAAGTTAACAGATCACGAACAACATATCTTTACTAGTAACTTAAAACGCCAGATCTTATTGGACAGTGTTCAAGGTCGAGCTCCTGCAGACAGTTTCAATCCACTAGTAAGTTTACCTGAATTAGAAAATTGGGTAACAACATGGACATTTAACGAAACTATCCACAGTCGCAGTTACACACATATTATTCGTAATGTGTACTCAAACCCTAGTGTTATCTTTGATGGTATGATGGATATTAGTGAGATTATGGATTGTGCAGGCGATATTAGCAAGCACTATGATGATCTTATTGAAATGGGCATGTGGTACAACCTACTAGGTGAAGGTACACACACTATTAACGGCAAGAAGATCGTAGTTGACAAATATGAGCTTAAGAAGTTAATTTGGAAAGCTATGATGAGTGTAAACATTCTCGAAGGTGTTCGCTTTTATGTATCGTTTGCATGTAGTTGGGCGTTTGCTGAACTTAAAAAGATGGAAGGCAATGCTAAGATTATTAAATTAATCTGTCGTGATGAGAATGTACACTTAGGTAGTACGCAAACATTGCTAAAGCTAATGCCAAAAGATGATCCAGACTTTGCTCGTATTCAAGAAGAAACCAAAGACGAAATGGTACAACTGTTTATTGATGCAGTAGACCAAGAGAAAGCCTGGGCAGACTATTTGTTCAAAGACGGATCGATGATCGGTCTAAATGCACAACTATTAGGTGACTATGTAGAATGGACTGCTAACAAACGTATGACGGCAGTAGGACTTGAAAGTCCATACAAAGGTGTAAGTAATCCTTTACCTTGGACACAAAAGTGGATTGCAGGTGCAGAAGTACAAGTGGCACCACAAGAAACTGAAATTAGTAGCTATGTTATTGGCGGAACTAAACAGGATGTAAATGGTAGTACATTCCAAGGTATGAAATTGTGATTACAGTATATAGTAAGCCACTGTGCGGGTACTGCGATATGGCGAAGTCGTGGCTTACTAAACATGGATTCGAATACGAAGAAGTAAGAGTAGATACCAATCTGGAAGCTAGACAGTTTTTGATTAGTGAAGGGCATAGAACTATGCCACAAATTTATCATAATGGAAAACTATTAGTAGCAGGCGGAGGTCAAGCTCTTATTAAAATGCAACCAGAAATGGTAAGAGAACTCATAGGAGAAGTTATAGATGTTGGTGACATTAAATTATAAAAAGAATGATATTATAGGCATAAAATTAAGTACAGGTGAAGAAGTTGTAGCAAGATTTGATAAATTTGATTCAGCAACTAATCAAAAAACATTACACATTGTAAAGCCAACTGTACTAACACTAAATCCACAAAACGGACAAGTAATGCTTATTCCATGGCTAATGAGTTTGGATGTACACAGTAGTGATCCTATTACAGTTAGTCAAGAACAGATTGTTGCATTGTACAAGCCATCTAAAGCTATTTCAAATGTTTACATGCAAGGGTCTAGTGGCATTACATTGCCAGACCGATCAGATACAGAAAAGCTCACAGGACTTTTATAAATACTTGCATGGCAAGATTTATTCATAGACAAGGTGATAGTAGAATATGCGGAGCAACTACTGTCACTAAAAATACTACAGTTAGAGCGAACAATAGATTTATTAGTATAGACGGTGATAATAATACACACGGCGGAGGCGCACTTATAGCAACAGATACTGTTGGTAAAGTTCGAATCAATGGTATTCCTGTTATATTACTTAACGATCCAGCCAATCCTGATAGCTTATGCCCAATCCCTCCACATTGTGGGCCTGATGCTAGTAGTGCTAGTCCGAATGTTAGAGCAGGCGGAAATAACGGCGGACAAGGACCACAATAATGTCATTCAAAGATTTTAAAGCTGGATTACAAAGTGCTAATGACTATTTAGATACTAAGCATCATCTAAGCGGAACAAAAGCATCAGGAACAGATGCATTTAGAGGTGTTATAAGTGCCGAATATAGTTTTACACTCAGAGAATTACTTTGTGGATTACTAGCAGGTAATGGTGTAAAATTACCAAATGTGCAACTATGTTTACATACTAACATTGCTGCACTACTTAATTTACCAAATATACAAGGCGAATTAGCTGATGCACTAAATGAATTACAATCTGGTGTAGAACAGTTTATGGACCATACCAAGTTAGATAACGTACTTGGTAGACTAAATGGTGTATTAGGTGAAGCTCAAAATGTAGCTAATATGATTAACTTTTGTAAAACACCAGTTGATCCTATTGCTATTCCTAATATGTTAGAACGTGCTATGGGTAGTTTCCTTGGTGCTGGTAAAGCAATTACAGATGATATTGGTTCAATCGCTACAAATGATATGTGTGCATGTATTAGTGCAGACGGTAGTTTTAATACTAATATATTCAATGTCGGAATACTAGGTAGATTAGCAGATAATATTTCTAAAGTTACAAACGGAACGCTAATTGCTACTGAACTAGATGTAATTAAAAATGATATTTCAAGTATTAAGAGTACCATTAGTAATTTAGTTAAGTTTGAAAATGATATTGGTGGAAGTTTTAGTAGAGGTGGTAGTCAATTTGCTACTCCCGACTCTAACTGTAATAGTGAAATAGGTGTACTACATAATAGTGCAAGCGGTGGAATTGCTGGTAATGCTAGACTTGTTAGTCAATTAAAAAGTCTATATGATAGACTAGGAGGATATCCAGTACAATATAGTAGAGGACAAAGTACAGGTCAAACTGAGCAAGGTCATCAATATGATACAAATGGCAATAGAGTGTTTGGTGAAGAATCTATCGAATATCCAAATATTTTTAGTGTATTAATAGATCAAGAACTATTAGATATATTATTACTCAATGATGATCCTCAACCTAATATAGATACACAAACACCGGTTTATGATTATTGTGGTAATGTTATTGGATTTACACAAAATTTCCAACAACGTGAAACAGAAAACAGTGCTGGATCAACTCCAACTATTCCGGATAGTCCTGGTCATAATGCTGGAGGATTTATAACAGATAGTACTAATATTGCAGGTGCTGGCGGCACAGTTAGTGGTACTACTGTAATACAAAATTTTAATGGTACTTCAAATACACTATTTGTTGTTAGCAGTGAAGCTGCACAAAATGCACTAACAACAAATGTAAATGATATTGTTGTTCGCAGTGACATACTTACTATGTTCACTAGGAAAGATCCAAATATTAGTGATACTGGTACAATAGCAGATTACCAACAAGCAACTAGTACACTATTTGACTTCCTCAGTAACCTAAACACTGAGTCAGGAAGCGGACTTGTAGTTAAAGATGCAGGTGTTAGTAGAGCTAGAAAAGTTGAATCAACTAGTGGGCAATTAAAAGTTACTAATGCTGATGGTGTTGGTGGTGATATTAAGATTGAATTAGAAGAAAACACTAGAATACCAGGAACAGCAGCTATTAAAATTCCAGTTGGAACAACTTCACAAAGACCACAAACAGAAGTTGGCGAGATGCGTTACAACTCAGATACCCATCAAATTGAAGCGTACTATGGTGATACTACTAGTTGGAAAGATTTACTTACTAGTTCAGGTGGCGCAAGTGGTGCAAATTTAGGATCTGGTAGTAATGTATTTGCTGGCAACACTGGACAACAACTAAACTTTAGATCACTTTTAGGTAGTACAGGTATAACAGTTACACAAGGAACTAACGAAATTACTCTTGCAGATAGTATTACTGCAAGTAATGTTGGTACTGGAACCGGAGTGTTTGACGCTAGAACAGGCGACAACTTTGCATTTAAAAGTATAACAAGTACAGACGGTACAGTAACAATAACAAATACTGCAACAACTGTAGATATATCAAATATGGGAGGAGTACCAAGTGATCCTCTTACTACTACAGATGGTACGGCTACAATACTACAGTTTAATGGTGGCACACCAGAACCAGCTAGTGATAAGACTTGGTTCTTTGAAGTAAGAGCATTAGGTGTGGCAACTACAGGCGAAAAACAAGCATTTAAAGTAGAAGGCTTAGTAACAAATACTGGTGGTAATTTAAGTCTAGTTGGTACTCCTATTAAAATAGACTATCAAAGAAGCGGCACATCAGATTTAGGCGTAGCTCCTTGGGACGCTATGGCAAGTTATAACTTAGGTGATGTAGTTGAATACGAACTAAACACTTACACTGCCAATACAGCAATCTCAGGCGGCGAATTAAGTCCAGATCAAAATAGTAATTGGACTGTATCATATACAGGTTGGAATGTAAATGCAGAGATTATTGCAAACCAATTTCGTGTAAGAGCAAAAGGATCAACAGGTAAAAACGTTACTTGGAGTTCAGCAATTACATTTATTGAAGCATAAATACTGTGTCAAGAAGAAAGATAATCTTTTTTGTCTTTTTCGCTTGACAATCGAGTCATCTTGCCATAAACTCTTACTATAGTAAGAATGAATGGAGAGATGTCATGGCACATCGAATACTAACATAGGCAATAGAAAGGCAAAACAATGAGGTCAACAAACACTGGCGATGGTAGAAAGATCTTGGCAAAAGTAGAGGTCCCATTAAGTGTAGAAGATATTGCAACATTTGCAATGCGTTATCTGGATGAAATAGATGATGACAACCCCGCTGATACACTAATAAATGCTAACAAGCGAGAGATATTTAATATGGCAAAAACTGCTATATTTAAATGGGGAACACAAGAACCCAAATTATATGTAGCTGAACACATGAATGGTCATTTTGAACCAATTCATCAACTGGTAAGAAAAAAGTTTCCGGAGTGTGACTAATGACAGCAGAAATATTTAATTTTGATGTAGAGCGAGCTAAACGTAAAAGTGGACTACATGATACTGCACTATTAGAAGATATGGTAGCCGAAGGATATGATCCTTGCGATCCAATTGATATCCAAAACTACTATGAATGGAAAAAGTTTCAAAATGTTATATACACTGATATAGATACTGGTAGTAATTGGACAGATGAGGCATTGGATAGACTATTCGCAGATATCAAAAATGTAGATACTAGCAAAACATATACAGTAGAATATAGTATAGATGATCTAATAGCTGGTGATGATTTTAATTTAGATTTCACAACAAAACCTCCAAAAAACACTTGACAGTATGACATCTTGGTGTTATAGTGTATGTATAAGTTAAACAAACAAGGAGTTAAAAATGGGTTTAGAACGTGTTGTGATTGAGAAAGTTATCGAAGAACTTCCCAATAGTGATCCAAACTTTGTTTGCGGATGTTTGTTTGCTTCTGTAACAGAAGATGAAATTGATGATGTAATTGGTGCAATTAATGAAGTAGTTGCAGATCATGTTAAAGTTGAAGTTAACGGCCCAATACAGGGCGAATATGCTTTCGATTTAATATAAGAAAAAGGTTGACAGTATGACGTCTTGAACGTATACTGTAAGTAGTTAATAAGGAGATAAAGATGCAAGTAGCAGTTATTCACACCGCGTTTGAAGATTCACCCCGTACAGTAGCATTTGTTGATGTCGATGACAATATGAAAGTAAACGAAGCACTTGAGTATGCATATCGTTGGACTAACAATGTAATGGGTAGTTGGAGCCGTAAAGAAAAAACTTTCGACGACGGTACGGAAAATGGCGATTATAATGATGCTGTTACTGTAATGGCACCACTAAATGAAGGCGGAATGGGCCTACGGTCAACTTCAATGGGTGACCAAATGTTGTTAGGAACAACAAAATACAAAGTTGCAATGTGCGGCTTTGAAGCAATTTAAAAACGGGAGAGTATTTTTGGGAGGAAATTTTTTACCCGGGCAATGATGCCCCGCTCAACAGAAGGAATGATAATATGAGTGAAACAATGCAAACCGTTGTAGAAGCAACAAAAATTTTAGTCAAATGGATGGTAATCATTGCTGTCATATTTGGCATGATAAATGGATTTCAATGGATCTATACACAAAATGGTGTTGGAAAAGTTGAAGCAGAACTATACGGGATATTGACTTTTGGATTACCGTTTGGTATTGTTATGGTAGCTACAATAATATGGTCAGAAGCCAAATATCGTGTATGGAAATCCAATAACGGCATAGAATAATTAATATGCAAAAAAGATAAAAAAAGACGTCTTAATGGCGTCTTTTTTGTTGACAACAAGACATCTTGGTGTTATAGTGTATGTATAAGTTAAACAAACAAGGAGTTGAATATGTGGACCAACAGTAATTTAGAGACAGTTATAGACGCTTTAAATGAAATGATTCCGATGCAAGGATCAGTTCCAAACATCAACAAAAACAGATGTTTAGAAAGATTTAGAACTGCTCAAAATGTTGTATATGATATATTCAATAACGGACTTGGTAACCGAGGCAAACAGTTAAAAGTCCTTAAAC